TGGAAGCCCTGGAAGCACTGGAAGCCCTGGAAGCACTGTAAGCCCTGGAAGCCCTGGAAGCACTGGAAGCACTGTCTGAAAATTCATCTGTAATATACGTGAACCATTTAATCTTTTGTGGTCTTGGCAAATCCAATAAATCGTAAGTCTTCAAAATTGTTTCTTCTGCTTCTTTCTTTTTGAGCGTGTAGCTTTGCCTTTCTGCTATTTTGCAAAGCTTGTCTATTAGTTTTTGTGTTTTGGGTGAATACCCTAATTCTTTATCAATCATATTATTAGTCAACAACAGGCTTTAACCCCTCAACTGTAAATTCTGTCTGCGTTATTAGTTTGTAGAATCCGTCTTCTATTTTTGCATCTCCAACTTTTGGGCTATGTTCAGTGTGCAAAAGGCTTGTGTTTTTCGCTTCCAGATATTGGTTCTCTTCACCCGAATATAATTGTCCATTGTCTATGGAGTGATTGTGTCCGTGAGAACCTTTAGCAAATATATTACTTTCAGATTTCTTTAAATCGTTTGGCAGTTCTTTTATTTGTTGGAGTAATATTTCTCCGTGTCTATATGTATTCATAATTTACTTATATATTAGTTTGCGTGGTTTTTAAGAGCTTCTTTGATTATGGCTTTAGACCATTTCTTGCCGTCAATCTCTACCATTTCTTCTGGTGCGTCAATCTCTACCATTTCTTCTGGTGCGTCAATTCTAATTCCTGTGATTTCTTCAAAAATATCTGCATTAAAGTTAGGTAGGTTCTTAATCTTCTCTTTTTTGTCTTGATTTTTTTCCCACCATTTAGCCCAAGCTTCTTTGTATTCTAATGTTATTGAACAACCACTTGTTGTTTCAGCGTATTTGTGTTCTTTCTTTTGTTCGTGTGTCATATCTGAATACTGAATATATTCTGTTAGTGGAATATTAAAATAAATATAACTATCACTATTCTGCCAATCTGTGAAAGTCATATCGCTTTCTTTGTTAAATATTCTCATTTTAGGTTCGTCTGTATTGAACATACCGCTGTTGTAATGACCGCTGTTCCAATTACCGCTGTTGTGATAACCGCTGTTGTGATAACCGCTGTTGTAATAACCGCTGTTGTAATTACCACTGTTGTAATAACCGCTGTTCTTATCACCGCTGTTGTAACTGCCGCTGTTGTAATAACCGCTGTTCCAATTACCGCTGTTGTAATGACCGCTGTTCCTATCACCGCTGTTCCTATCACCGCTGTTGTAACTACCGCTGTTGTAATAACCGCTGTTCCTATCACCTCTGTTGAAATGACCGCTGTTCCTATCACCGCTGTTCCTATCACCGCTGTTCCTATCACCGCTGTTCCTATCACCGCTGTTGTCTATTCCTGTATTGTTGTTCATAATTTATTTATATATTAGTTCTAAATCTTCTTTACAGTCCTTAATTAGTTGGTCGCAGTCTACGCCTGTATGCAAATATCCAATAGAGGAATAGTGTTTTTCGCTATAGTCCAAAGACCATTCAAGTGTCATTATTTCATAACAATAATGAATGGTAAGTTTCCATTCATCATCATTTTCCCAATCTGGCTCAAACTCTCCAAAGTTCTCGTAGATATAGTCTTTCACTCTGACTATTGCTTCGCGTTTGGCTAATTCTTTCTGTGCTTCTTCTTCTGTTTTAAAGCAATTGCCATAGTTGTAACGAGCAATATCAGTTTCATTATTGTCCCAAGTTTGAGGAAATATTCCGTTTGAAACTATTGACCAATACTCATCTCCTTTCTCTGGCTTTCTGCTTTTATTTACAAGGGCTTTTAAAAAACTCTCCCTTGTTTCCTTTGAGATTTCAATCTCTTTTCCTTTATAGGTTATTTTTAAGTCGTTTTTCATAATTTTTCAACAGGCTCATAGCGACCTTTATATGTAATCAACTGATATATTGAAAATGTTTCTTGTGTAAAACTACTATAAGTAAGAATTGGTCCGCCTGCGTGTGTCAATATTTCTGCATTAACTAACTCATTTAACCATACCTTTTGGAAAGGAGTAAAGATTATTATTGCCAATATAATTAATGTTAATATTTTTTTCATAGTTTATTTAAAGCTAAATGCTTCTTTAGTTTGTCTTCTATATGTTGCTGCACAGACAACTTGTGTCCCTTCTACGGTACGGTAATAGTTATTTTTGAGACAACTTCCATCTTCATAATAAAGTTGAATACCAGATACATGATAAGTTGAATCTTCCTTATTAGCTATGTACTCTGCTTTTGTTATTGGAACTTTTGCAGTATAAGTTACATTTTTACACTTAGATGAAATTATCTTGTCAAATAAATTAGGAGTATGACACCCGTTACGGCTTCCATCCCAATAATGTGAAAGAAGATTAGTGCAAATCATAGTTACATTCTCGTACCTTGGTATCATATAATCTCCAACAGGAATCAAGACTAATAAGATTAAGATTGTTAATATAAATTTCATTCTGCCTTTTGAATCTGTTGCGAAATTAAATCCCCAACAGTAATTGGCTGTTTATTAGCGTTTAATAAAGGTTTTCCGTCTTTACCAAAGATTAAGATTTCATTGATAATTTGACTTGTTGTTGTTTCTAGTTTTTTGATTTGGTTGTATTGATAGACTGATACTATCAACAGAATAGTTATTACTATCCATGTTATGATTTTATTTTTCATAGGTTTATTATATTTTTTAATTATAGTTTCATTTTCTTATTACACTTCTTACACTTCCCCCAAGTTTCTCCTATCTCATGTTCACAGGTTTCTTGATTAGGTTTTCCTTTTAACATATTAACTTCGTTGCTAAAATCCTGTGGGGTCTGTTCTAATGCCTTGTAGTAATATTCTTCTTTATCTATTTTATCTAAATGTGGGAGTAGTAAAGTTAATCTTCTCATTGCGGGGATTTTACCTTTATTATACTCGTGGAAATGTTCATAAACCCTAGCGTAGTTTCTAATTTGGGCTTGTTCTATTTCATATTCCGTCAGATAAGTTTTGTAGAATAATGACCAAGTCATATCTTTTTCACAGAGTGTTTTATAATAATTGTCTTTTTTCAGCTTATAAAACCCCTCTCCGATTTTCATTGTGTTCTGGCTTTTTCCTATTAGTGCCATCGTAAGATTTTTAAATATCTTAAATGCTGAGTTTACTGATTGCTTCTTCATAATTGTTTCAATATCTTATTTGCTATTTGTCTTAAATGCTCTAAATCATATTTTAATGCTCTGTCTGGTTCTTTAATCTTCGGAGATTGGTCTGACTTTAATAAATCTAACCATCTCCAAAAGTCCATAACAATATATACATCACTAAACTCTGGTTTTTTTCTTGGGTCATTTACAACTAAAGCCCAATTATCTTGATTAGAATTACTTTGATTAGCTTCTCTTTTAGATTGGTCAATGGAAGCCCACCATTGTAAAGCCTTTTGATGTTTTGCCTCAATAGTCCACGGAAGCGAAGTATTAATATCTCCTTTCCACATACCGCTGCCACTTCCAAGTTGTCTTTTGGCTGTGTTATCAAGTTTAGAATCTCTTATTTCAGAAGCAATAAACTTTTCAAACTTGTTTCCTTTTTGCTTAGCATTTTTAATCATCGTTACTGGGCATTATAGTTAAATATCGTCTAACTCGTTTTTAATATCCTCTTTGACCTTGTCTAGTGGCTCTTGGAATACTGGTATGACAGGTTCTATGGTACTTTTCTGGGCTTCTGGCTCATTAGTTGGGTTAGTTATCATTTGGAGTCCTTCTTGCATCTCAGCAACGATTTTTTCAAGCACTTCTATCCTATTTGAAAGTAATTGATATTTGCCTTTAGCTTCTTTCTCGTTGAAGTTTCCAAAGTTGTAATATGTTGTGCCTTGATATTCTCTTGGCTCAACAGCCCAATCTACAATGTCGCCAATTTTCCAAAGTGTTCTAGGGTCATCGGAAGAAAATATGCTACCAGAAATTATAACTCCCTTACTTGTAGTAACTAAAATCTTCTTGTAGTTTTTACCTGTCTTTGTGATATAGGCTTCTCCCTCTTTATTGTTTTCAAAGATGCCTATTTTTTCTATTTGTATTTTACTCATAATTTATCTATTTCTATTATTTTAAATTTCCCTTTAACATAATGCCAGATTTCCACACCAACAACTTTCACATCTTTCATACCCTCTAAAAGTTCCTTGTACTTATAGAGTTGTAATTTATATTTATTTAGTGGGATATTATCATTGGCGGAGTATAGGGAAAGTAGTTTGCCATATCCTTTGTTTAAATCTTCGTTGGTTTTGAAGTCTATGATTTTCACTTCTCCCTTTTTTATAACTTCTATAAGGTCAATAGTTCCTGCAACTTCTTTGTCATGTACAATTACCTCGGAGTAGTATTGATTTTCTGACATTACTTTCTTAAAGGCTTTTGTTGCCGAGTTTCTAAAGTCTTTGTCGTACTTCAAATAGTATTCAATGCTTTTGTGTAACCAAGTTCCATAACTAGCCGCCAAATCTCTTTTGGTATCCCATTTCTTTAAAATTAGGTCTTGGCTAACTCCTTGCTTTTTCGCCACAGCTTTTGATATAATGTCTTTTTTAAACTCTGGTACATATTGTTTTAACCAAGTGGAAACTGGTATTAGATTTTTTCCATTATGGGTATATGTATGGAGTTCTTCGTTGAATATCATAAATAAAATTAAGTTTACAAATCTAAATCGTCAGCAGTTGGGATAGCAGTTTGGATTGTCTTTTTAACTTCTTTTGTTTCTTTCTTTGGCTCTTGTGCATCAAAATCTAAATTATTATCCTTGATTTGAAAAACTTTCATTTTGATATATCTTTCTGAATAAGTGTCTGTTCCACCCATTTGCTGTGTTTGATTGGTGGCTGTGATTTCTCCTTTTTCAGTAGCCATTATAAATGGTAATTGTTCTTCTTGATTTTCTAAATCTACAAGGATTAACTCTTGATAAAGTCCATATTCGTTTCTAATTAAATTACAGATAGGCAATAGCTTTGTTTTTTCGCAAACTTCTGAAACAATCAATTCTACTTGCTCGGGGGTGTAATAATCATACTTACTGTATGTATTTCTGCCTTTCTTTGTATGTTTAGTTTCTCTTACAAGTTTTCTAGCTTCTGCTAGTTTTATATAAATTGTCATGGCATTAATATATTAACTGGGTGATTTTCTTCTTCGCTTTCATCTCTTAATGTGTCTGCTTGCTCTACTTGTTGTTCTGTTGTCATATTTTTATTCTTCAATTTTTCCTGTTCCCTCGCACTTCTCACAAGGTACTTCGTTAGTTCCTTTTACTCTCCTACCATATTCAAACTCGTCTTCGTAAACCACACCATCACCTTTACAGATTGGACATTCCATTAGAATAACCAAGGGCTGAAAAATAGTGCGAATAGTATGCCGAGGAAGACTATCCCCTCTGACATATTAATCTCCTCGCTTTCTACTTTTTTATAGACTTCAATTTGGAGTCCGTTGTAGTATTGTTTGTTCATATTTGTTTATACTTAATAATAGCAAACGTGTTGCTTACGTCAAGCTAGTTTCCCACAGCCCTTTTCGCCATCTTTTCCCTGACCATTATAGTATGTTGCTCTCTCTTGTCTGTTCTCTCAATGTCTTTATTCTTGTAAATAGTAGAACGATAACTAAGACCGTTAAAGTCAGTTAGTTTGTATCTTTTCATACAATTTTTACAGGTTATTTTGAACGGACTGTTTTTAACATCAACAACATTTAAAATTCCTTTACTGGATAAGGTGGTTTCAAATAAGTTTTTTTCCTCTACGAAGAATGCAGTTGAACCACATTTACATCTGACTTTGAATATAGTTTTTTTCATAATAGTTTTTACCATATAGTTTCTACCCAATATTTTCTCTCTAAAAATGCTTGTACCCCATGACCTAGATTAAATACATGTTTCTTCTTCCACCATTCTTCTGCTGTTGTGTAGTAATGGACTCCCTTGTTTATGTCGTAGTAATGTATTTCAGCCTTTTTCTTTACAAGGTCTTTAAGGGTTGTGTAGTCTAATCCCCAAGAGTCTGTCGCCTTTAATAAGTGTCTTGAAGAATTAACTTCCTTGTAGAAGAAATTATCTGTCAGCTCGCCAACCTTTTTTAATACACCATTATCGTTTACTTGTATGTCCATATTGTTTTTCTAATAAACTTAATATAAATAAGTTCCAACTTTTCCCTGATTTCTTTTTCTCCTTTGATAGCTTTAACTTAGTGTCTTTATGCAATCTGAAGTTATAGTTTTTGTATGTTATCTTTCTGCTCATATTTGTAGTACCTATAGTAGTACATAATAACCTCCCTCGGTTCTTCCCCTAACTCCCTTCCCCCTCTCCCTCCCTATTCCGCAGTATCTTGCCCTCCTCTTTACGAGTGTGGTTCATTATTGCTTAATACTTCTGCGTATATAGGTGTGGTATGAGTATGGTCGGATTAAATCTTTACTAGCTTTTTAGAGTTGCCTAGTAAACTGTTAAACTCAGTTCCTCCACAACTTAACTAAAAAACCCTACTCAAAAGAGCAAGGTTTAATAGATGAACAACTTTTAAAAACAGTACTTGAAAAACTAAATACAGTTCTTATTCGTAATGTTTTAAAGTTAGTCATGATTAAGTATAACTAGAAAATAAAATCACGCAATAAAGTTCTCCACAGGCTAATAACCCTTATTTCGTTGAGTTATATGCTGTGTATATGTTTTATTGCGTTTGGGCTTGAAATATGCTATGGTTAGATGTGAGCGATAGTAAGCTGGGGAGAGTAGGACACCACTGGCTTAATCACAAAACATATTCCTTCACTTCCAGAACTTAAAGGCTGGGAGTTTTCATTATGATAACAAACATGTTTGCTATAACTACTCGCTCGGAACAGACAACAACAATTTTATTAAGGAGCTCACGCTTTATTTAAACAAGCTGTTACCAACGAGTGGTTATAAGAGATATGTTTACTACTAAACAAATAGATGAATTTAATAAATTGCGTGGTAAGAAATTCAAGCAAGGATTAAGTTTCTATAAAGGAGAATGTTTTATTGATGGATTAAGCCCAAAGTTTAAAAAGATTGAGGATTTATTTGAATGGATAAAGAATTATGGCAACAGAAAGACAAAAAAAAGCAGTTAATAATATAGTGGAAAATGGTGGAATAGTAAGTAAAGCAATGAGAGATGCAGGATATACAGATAAGACATCAAAAACTCCACAAAAATTAACAGAAAGTAAAGGCTTTGAAAAAATATGCAAAGAATACGGATTAACAGACAAAATGTTAGTGAAAGCTTTAGTAGAAGATATTAAAGCTAAACCACAAAATAGAATAGCAGAACTTAATTTGGGCACTAAGATTAAAGGGTTACAACAAGAAAAATTAGATTTAACAACAGGAGGAGAAAAGATACAATGGGCAAAGTAATAACAATCCCTTATAAGCCAAGAGATTATTTCAACGCATTACATAATGCTAAAGAAAGATGGATTGTAATAGTAGCACATAGGAGAGCAGGAAAAACAACGGCAGTATTAAATCACTTACAAAGAGATGCAATAAGAACACCAAAGAGTAAGTACGGATATATCGCCCCAACATATAAACAAGCCAAGAATGTTGCATGGGATATATTAAAAGACTGTTCAAGACCAATACCAAGGATAAGTATTAACGAAAGTGAGTTAAGAGTAGATTATCCTAATGGAAGTAGAATAACATTATACGGAGCAGATAACCCAGATAGTTTAAGAGGAGTAGGATTACACGGAGTAGCCTTTGACGAATATAGCCAACAGCCTAGTAACATATATTCCGAAATCATTAGACCAGCATTAGCAGATAATAAAGGTTACGCCATATGGATTGGTACACCTAAAGGAAAGAATGAGTTTTACAGACTATTCAGGAAAGCAAGGAGTGGAATAGAAAACTGGCTGGGAATATTATTAACAGTAGAAGACACAGACATAATTGATAGTGAGGAGTTGAAGGATTCAAGAGAATCAATGACAGAAGAGGAGTTCTTGCAGGAGTTCCATTGTAATTTTGAAGCCAGTATTAAGGGAGCATATTATACAAAAGAATTAGCATTAGCAAGGAGAGAAGGAAGGATAGGAGACTATCCATATAATCCAGAGAAGTCAGTATATACAACTTGCGATTTAGGGAAAGGACAGAACTTTGCAATAGGATTCTATCAAGTAGATGGAGAGTATTATAACAAGATAGATTTCTGGGAAGGACTTAATAACGACGGCTTAAAGGAAGCTATTAAGGCTATGCAGAATAAACCTTATGTATATGGAAAGCATTTTGCACCACACGATATAGGCTCAAAGGATTTAACAAATGATTTAACCAGAATAGAATATGCTAAGCAGTTAGGCACAAACTATGAGCCAGTACCAATGATGAAAGTAGACGAGGGAATAAACAGAGGTAAGTTATCATTTAGAAAATTAAGAATAGACGAGAAGCATTGTTCATTATGGTTAGACGCCATAAGCCAATACAAGCAAGTATGGGACGATAAGAGGGGAACATTTAGAAATGTACCAAACCATGACTGGACTTCTCACTCGGCAGATGAACACAGATATTTTTCATTAGTAAAGGACAAGTTTTGTAAAAGACCACAGGTAGCAATACCACAATATCAACCAACAAGTGAATATGAAGCATAATATAGCCCCTATCCTAGAGGCATTTAAAAAAGGAATTAAGTTTAGAGAACCACAACTAGCTGAATACAGTAAGAATATTGAGATGTATTCTAATAAGGTTAAGTATCCGGTAATGGGTAGATATACTTTTCCACTTAATAATTTCAGCGGATATATAGACCAGTATGTCAGTAGAATGCCTAAGCTTAGGTTTGAATTTAAAGCGATTAAAGCTACTGCGAATGCTAAAGCAGAGAGTAGAATCAATGCTATGGCAGAGAGAGATAGAGGAGCACAGCATGCCAACTACGATAGAATCAACAGACATATTAATTACTACGCCGCCATGTCAGGTGTTGGTATAGCGAAGTCAATCACTACAGGGAAGAAATACGACCACAAGTTATTCGCAATAGACCCTTTCAACTTTATCTGCCAGCCATATGGTGGTGCAGATTTAGAAGAACATGAGTTTGTAGGAGAGATTGGAATATGGAAGTCAGCATCGGAATTGAAGCAAGGAGCAGAGAGTGGAGATTATGATAAGAAAGCAGTTAATCAACTTATTAACTTTACAAGTGGCAATGACGGAAATGAAAACGCCTACAAGTTAAACCAAGAAGACGAGAACAAGAGATTCAAGGTTCTCCAAATGAATAGCGAAAACTACTTTATTAATAAGCAGTTTGAAATGGCAGAAATCTATTATGACTATGAGGGAGATAGATACTACGCTCTGTTCGATTTACTAACGGACATTGTAGTTAGACACGAAAAATGGACAGATGTTGATAAGGAAGGACTATATCCATACTGTTCTTTTGCTCCTAAGGAAGACGCACAGAACTTCTGGGCTATATCCGTTGGAACAGATGTAAGACCAAGTATGGAGATGGAAAGGCTAACTGCCAATGAGATGTTTAACAACATGGTCAGAATAGCTAGACCACCTAAGTTAGTTGATACAGAAATATTCCCAACGATTATTAACCCATTTACACCAGACTTAGTTATTCCAAGAAATGTGAATAACCCTAAGCCGATGACAGATGGTTATCAAGAGATGCCAGTAAGGAATATATTGAATGACGGAGCAAGGTTGATTGAGTTCTCTCGTTCTCTAAGGGGTACTGATTCAGGTATCAATGACGGAGTATTAGGACAATCAAGCACAGACACTGTAGGAGTTAATGAAAGAAACTTGCAGATGGCTAATACCAAGCAAGGTTATCAGAACGAATCGCAGGAACTATTTACACGCCAAATTGGACTAAGATATTTAAATGGTCTTAGACAACACCTTACAGGTAGAACAGCAGTTCAAGTAATGGGTAAGAATGGTTCAGAGACAGTTTATTTCTTAAAGGAAGACGCTAACCCAGACTATGACATTGACATTATTGATGACCAACAAGCAGAGATAGAGAACTCTATAGAGTTAAATAAGAAGATGACAGCCTTGAACCACCCTATAGTTATCCAAACAGCTAACCCAAAGAAACTAGCCGAGGAGATGTTTAAGATAGCTGGATACGATAATGGAGATATATCTGAGTTACTAGACCAAGAGAGATATGATAACAGAGACCAGATTGAGAACGCTGAACAAGCCTTTAATGTAATGCTTGAGAAGGGAGAGCCAAAGATATATGCAAATGCCAATGCAACATTCATAAAGCACTTCGGAGATTTAATTGTGGATAACAGAACAGAGAAAGATTATCCAACACAAGAGCTAGTGGCTTATTTACAGATGCACTTACCTTTCGCAGAGGAGAATGCAGTACAGAAAGATATTATGGCAACCTTTGACACTATGAAGGAACAGATGTTGAACCAACCAGTTACACCAACTGAGATGGAAGGACAAGCACCTGCACAGCCTGCACCGAAAGCACCTGCACCACAGCCACCAGTAAATGTAAACCCTGAAATAAACAATGTACAAAGAAACATATAATAAAATCGCAGAGATGCGTAAAAAAGGGATAGATGAAGGTTTCAAGACATCATTAGACCTTTGGGAGAGCCAGTTAAGGAATAGTGAAGCGGTCGCAAGTCTTAAAGACATAGACATTATTAGTAAGATAGTTGAATCATTAGAGGCAGAGATAAAGACTATCAACACTAACTTAATGACCCAATATATAAAGAAACCTGAGGAGATGATTGATAGGGCTTACTTACAGGCTAAATGTGATGCTAACAAGCAATTACTATGTAGGTTATCCAATCAAAACGTAGACGCAACCATAAAAGCAATAGACGATAATTATGAAAATCTCAAGAATAAAGCCTAATACTATATTTAAGTCAGGGGAATACTTGTTAATCAATCCTAAGATTAATGCGGTTGTGCCTTACTTAGTAATAGAACCTAAACAAGTCTTTGACTTTATCAACAAGAACCAAAAGAAAGAAGACGCCCAGTGGACAGAGAAGAATACATATATTCAGGATATGGAAGGTGCAGACTTGAAGGGTAGAAAGAAAAAGATAGCCAACGTCAAGACATTACATACAGGTAAGTATTGTTTAATCAACGCTGACACTAATCAGAAAGTACCTGTAAATGTTCCACGAGCCCATATACTTATAGAAAACATCAATAAAGAAAACAAAGCAGATTGGAAGATAGAAGACACAATATACATATCAGTTAAGGAAGCAGAGGAGGTAGGTATTCTTACAAGGAAGTTAAGTATAGTTTCAGAAGACGGAAAGGCTAAGACTAAGGAAGAATACATATTGGGTGATATGGACTTCAATACTCTGGTAAAAGCAGAGGATTGGTTGTACGGAAAGGTCGCTAAATTAAAAAACAAAAAGAAAAATGGCAAAGTTAAAAAAAGTTGAGAAATTAGAGAAAGTAGAAATTGAACCAGTAGAAGAAGAAATTGATGTAACTGATTTGGTTAAGAAAGAGAAAGCTCGCAGAAAAGTAGAGAAAGCGAGAGCAGTAAGAGGGGAATACTTTATTAAGATTCTAAAAGAAATTCCAACGACACAATCGTTTGAAACTTATAAATACGAGGGAAAGTTCCTAGTAATTAAAGATGGCAAGTTAATTGGCGAATATTCTGAAAAGAATGAAGCTGACAGAGTTGCAAAGAGTTTCAACGCAACACAATTGAAAGCAATTAGAACATCTAGCGGAAGATAAATTAATTGGTTATCGCACCATAAAAGCGACTTGCGGTTATTATTCCGAGTAAAAATAACTTGTTCGTGATACGAACTGAAAATAATCATTATGACTGACAAAATCACTGCTGAGGACGTAGAGAAAGCTGTGCAAGAGCAAAGCAATCCTACCCCAGCGTCTGTAGAAGACACACAGGAAGTTAAACCTGAGCCAAAAATAGAACAATCAGTAGAAGTAGAGGTTAAGGAAGTGCCGGAAGTCAAAGAGACAGAAGCAACTCCTGAGCCATCTAAACCTGTAGAAATCCCAAAATCACTGCCACAAGTTCCTTTATCAACCTATATCAAGGAAGAAAAGAAACGCAAGGCATTGGAAGCAAGGATTAAGGAATTAGAATCTGCTCCTGCTAAGAAAGAGGAAGCAAAGGATTACGAGGAAAGTGTTTACAATTACGCCAAGAAGAATAATTGGACACAAGAGCAATACGAAGCAAAGTTAGAGGAAAACAATGCAATGTTAGCTCCATTATTAAAGAAACTTGAGGGCTATGATTCAGTAGCGAAAGAGCTACAGGAACAGAAGTCTGAAGAAGAAGTTAATGTATGGGCTGATAGCAAGGTAGATGATAACCGAGCAGAGATTGAAAAGCTTCATGGCGAGATGAGTGAAGATGAGTACAAAGTAATCAGGGGAAAGATTAAAAATAAAATAATTAACGAAGGACTAATAGAAACTCCGATTACTACACTTTATAAGCTGATTTCAGATGAGATAAAACCGCCCAGAAAAGCAGTTGAATCACCAAGTAATAAGAAGTCTAGCATTAAAGCAATTGATACTAAGAATCCATCAGTAGATGATATTCAAGGTGGAAATATTGATGCAGTACAGATGTTACAAGATATGAAATCAGGTAAGTACGATTAATCAGAGGTAGTTAGTTCTTTTACAATATGGCAAATACAACAAGTCCTGCCAATCCCGAGATTTGGAGTAGCCTTTTAGAACAAGGGCTAAGAAAATCTACAATCTTTAGAGAATTTTGTTCTTTCAAAGAAGAAAAGGGTTTGAGTTATGGAGATGTAATTAACAGACCTCATTCTAGTGATATTTCTGTTGATGCATATGTAGCTGGAACAGCCTCAACGGCACAGGACATCACAATCACAGCGAATCAATTAACAATCAACAAATTCAATATTATTAATGTTTACATTGATGATACAGAAGAAATCCAATCAAAGTACGCTTTGATGGCTCACTATGTTGATAAAATGAGGAAAGCCTTAGCAGAAGACCACGACATTCACGCTCTATTAGAGATTAAGAATGCTGTATCTGATGTAGATGACAATGATATGGCGGTAGGTACATCTGGCGACCCATTCTTGGTCACAGAATCAAATATCAATGCAGTCTTTACAACAGCAGGAAGGAAGTTAAATGAGAACAATGCAACTGACGGCAAGAGATTTGCTGTTATCACACCATTAGTTTATCAAAAACTTTTAACTTATGTTGGTGGAAAAGACACAGTATTTGGCGACAAAGTAACACAGTTTGGTTATCCATCAAAGGGTAGCTTTAATGACTTTACTGTGTATATGAGTAATCAGTTACCATATTCCAACTTTTGGACACCGATTAATAACCCAACAGATGGTGCAACACTTACTATTGATAGTGTAGTGTTCACCTTTGTTGATACTATTGGCGTAACTGCTGGTAATGTACACATCGGGTCTGCAACATCAGATACATTGGATAACTTAGTAGGTCTAATTAACTCTGGTGGTGTTACAACTGATTCAGGCGTATCAAATGTATCACTTTCAACAGCTAATAAGAGAAAAGTAAGACAATGGTTAGCAGTTGATGGAGCAACAATTATGACAGTTTATGTCGGTGGAAAGTCTGCCAATGTAGTTGTCGCCACATCAGAAGCATTAGATTCATGGGACACAGGTACAATTCACCAATTCTTTGGCGAAGTTGGCTGTGTAGATATGGTTGTTCAAAAGGGTATCAATGTAAAAATGTCTGACCAAGTTGCAAACGGCAAATTGGGAACAACAAACTTGGTTAATTCCATGTTTGGTGTAAAGACTTTCTACGAAGGAACATATCGTATGGTAGATGTTAAAGTGAGTTCGTCCTCAACTTAATACTATGGAAATTAAAGAGATTTTAGTAATATCGCTTATCTCTGCAATAGTTTTTGTAGTTATGGGGTCACTTAATGCTCCTACGTTAGGAGGAATGATTGAAATCAGACAAATTGACTTTACCAGAGGATTTAAAGTTAATGGTACTGAAATGGTAGATTCTAGCAGAAATTTATCTGCTGGTACGCTATCAGCCTCAACGGTTGCAGGTACAACTGGAACTTTCACAGGAGCTGTATCTGGTGCAGAAGCAACTTTCACAGGTTTAGACCTTGATTTTGCAGCTACATCAACAGTACAAATGGGAGCAACAACTACTCCTGCTTGTATAGTTATGGGTGATGCTGATGGAGGAGGAATTTCCTTTATCACAGTTACAGACGGAGTAATGACTGTAACAACAACAACTCCTACAACTTGTGAATGGATAGACTAAGCGATTGTAATTTCACCTTGCCCCTCAACTTGGGGGGTGAGAGTGAGAAATATAATAAAAAAATATGCAAATAAAACACATCATAACATTATCAGTAATAGCTTTCTTAGCTTTTACAATAATGATTGGCTATGACCAATCAAACTTCGGAAGCCAAGAGATGAATGTATTAAGAACATTTACACATTCTACATCATCTTTCGCTATAAGTGGGAAAAATACTGTTCTAGATTTTAACTCTGGTAGACAGTATGCGTTAATTCAAAACACAGATGGCACAAACTTTGTCTATCTAACGTTTTCTGACACAACTTCAACAGAGGCTGGGTATCAATTAGTCGCAGGTGCAACTTTTACAATAGATAAAGACAATATGTATCTAGGAAAGGTTACAGCCATTGCAGATACAGCGCCAGTAGTATTAGAAATAACAGAAGCCAAATAATATGGATGAAATTCGCCCAGCAAAATATCTACGCCTTGTGTGGCAGAATAATGACCCATCTGATTTAAGTACAACTTATTATGTGCAATCAGTTATCAGAAGAAGTGATACTGGTGCGACTTTGGAAACTGTAAACTTAGATGCTGGAACAGGTGGAAGATATACAGGAAGATATTTAATTCCTAATCTACCAGCCGACACGACCATTGATACAACAATTACTATTTACACAGATAGTGGATATACAACAAGGTCTCAAATCAAGGCAGTTGAGAATAGAGAATATATTATTAGAAATGAAAGAAAGCCAGCAGGTGTAGTTATGGGTAATGTTTCAGGAGCAAACCCATTTGAAATTAGAAAAATCATAAAGGAAGAACTAAACAAACTTAAACTTCCTGAATATAAAGAAACTGATTTATCAAAAGTATTTACTAAATTAGACACAGCGATTAGTAAGTTTGATAAGATACCGCAGACTGATTTAATGCCTCTTAAAGACGATTTAAGGGCTATTTCAGTTACTCTTAGTAAGAAGATAGATAACATACCACAACCTGATTTAAAGCCCATACAGGACAATATTGGAGAATTAGCTTCGGAAGTTTCGCAGACAAGAGAATCTTATAATAATGAAAAAGACGATAGAAATTCTTTCGTAGAGGAAATCAAGAGCTTGATAGAAAAGATGAAGACATTCTTTTTTGACGATGTGGAAGATTTAAAAAATGAAGTTAGCACTGGGAAAGAAGAAATAATCAAAGAGGTTAGGAAATCTAACAATTTATCCTTTATAATGGACCTTTCCCCTAAAAATAATCAAAAAGAAGATGAAAATACTGAATAACCTATTAATATTTGCTTTATTATTCAGTTTTAGCACTGTTTCGGCAGATACTATTGGAACATTACCAACATTCAGAGTTTCCAGTACAGAGATAGTACCTAGAATGGACTATTTAGAATTACATATAGACAGAGGTATTACAGTAGGAGATTCAACAAGTACATATGAGGGAACTATCAGACTTAATGGTGGAGATTTAGAATCCTACATTGGGAGTTCTTGGGTTTCATTAACTTCTGGCGGTGCAGGTGGTGGTATTACTTCCCTAGCAGGTCAGACAGGTGCAACTCAGACATTTTCTACCAGTACAGCAGGTGGATTGGATTTAACAGTTGTTTCTAATTTAAACGACCACGAGTTTCAGATTAGTTTAGACGCAGATAGAATAATTCCTACGACAACTGATTACACTAGTTGGACAAATGCAGCAGGAGAAGCACACGCAACTGCAACGGAAGACATAATCGGACTAGAGTTTGACGCACAGGAACTAAACACTTCTACAGGATACGAGATAGTCTTAACAGCCAGTACGACAGAATGGGCTACAGCCTATGGTTGGGGTGATTGGTCAGGAGAGGGATTTTTAAAGAATTTATTAGAAGATTTAAGCCCAGAACTAGGAGGAGACTTAGTCTTAAATAGTAAAGACATTACAGGTGCAGGGAATATTGACATTACAGGAGATTTAGATATTAGTGCGACCTCAACTCTTGCAACAACAACAGTAACAAGATTAAATACAGGAGATATAATACCAACAACTGATAATGTTTATTATTTAGGAAGCTCAACGTCTTCTCTAAGATTTAGAGATGCTTTCTTCTTAGACGGTGATGATGCACCTGTATCATTTGGAGACATATCATATTACACAAAAGAATTATCAGAGGACTCTACACTTAATCAATATACTATTGCAAACGCAGTAGTAGCAGGAGTCTGGACTTATACAGTAACAGAGTCAAGTGATAGAACAGACAATTTAATCGTTAATATAGATGGAAAGATATTAATAGATGCAAGTGGAGAGCAATCAGTAGATATTTCTTCATTCGTGGGTACTAATTTAGAACCTAAGTCCGTCTATGTTTACTTTCAAAATGATGGAGCAGACAACTTAGAGCTAGTAGCAGCTAACACTCATCCAGCAACACATCATGTAGATGTAGCCCAAATCATAGCAGGTGCAATTTACACAGACACTTCAACAATGTATGCAGGATTTTCAACTATACTTGGAGTAGATGGCATTGTGTACGATGTTAACCATAGATTTTGGAACCAAGGAGCTTTATATGTAGAAGGAATGGAAATCACTGCTGACAGTGGAGACATTGCTATTGCAACAGGTACAATGGAAATTATCTTTGATAGCGTTGAAACAAGTTTTACTTCATCTTCGGTAGATACATTATTCTATAT